TCGAAAGAAGAAAAGATTTTTTTATACCAGTTAGCAGCTTCTAGTATTTGATTTTCATCTAAAGTAATTTTATCTTCCCAATCTTTGTAAGTAATATTCCCAATAGCAATGGGAGGTAAATCCGATCCCTCTGGACCGTTAATCACGATACGATCATTTTGAGGGCCTCCAGGATAATTTTCTGTTTTCCCATCAATAATGTTTTGTAATCGTAAATTATGAAGTCGTGTGTTTGTATCCGTTTTTTCTTTAGGAAAATTTAATTCGGTGTCCGTTGTAATATCCCCTATCTTTTCTTTTTGTGCTTTTTTAATATTTTTCTCTAAATCTCTAACTTGTTTATCAAATGCTTTTTCCATTGCAAGTTCTGCAATGTTTCTCCAATTAGGTTTCCATTTCCAATCAGGGTCTTCTGGTGGTTCTGGTTCTTCTTCTCCCGTTGATAATTCTTGTGAAGGCATTACTTCTAACTCCTCTTCCGAAACTTCTATAGGTTCATCATCTTCTTTTTTTGATTGAACAATAATATTATTTAAAGAAGTATCTCCTATAACCGGAGCTGCATCATAAAAACTTCCACCATATGTTTTGTATTCTTTAATTCGTTCTAATTCAGTTTGAGGAAATAATGTTTCAAGATCTACTAAATCGTTTTCCCCATAACCAGAGAGATCTATGTTTTCTCCTTTAAAATATTCAACAACAGCAGGAACCGACATCCCCATGTTTGCGGCAATAGTCATTAAAGGTAATGCTGCTTGAGCTACCATTTAGTAATATTCTGGTTGTTGTTCATAAATTGGTTTAATTGGGTCATCGTAATCATCCTTTAATGCAATAAAATGTCCTTGACGATAACGCATCATTGCTTGCGTCATGCTATCAACTAAATCATCGTGTTCACCATAAGGAAAAGCTGCACATTCTTCAATCATTTCTTCTGCAAATTTTTTTTCTGGAGCCCAAACTTGTCCTGATTCAAAAATAGGTGACACCGAATTTACACGTGAAAGTTTATCATTCCCTTTTGATGGAGAATAACTCACAACAGGAATACCAATCTGGCGCATCTCTTGAATAAGAGGTTGTCCACTTGCTTTTGCCTCTACAATAATTGTTTCGGGTTCCCAATACTTGTATTGTTCGAGCGCAACGCGTTTTAATTCTGGAAATTCCCAACGATCTTTCATGCAATCGAGTAAAATAATATTATCTTGATTAAATCCTGTCTTAAAAATGCCCCATGTACTAATTGCACTGTAATCCGCTGAATCTTTTTTGGAAAATGCTGTATCATAACTTTGAATAATGTGAACGAGCTCAGGCATGTCCTCTTTTTCCCATGTCTTCCACCATTCACGCTTAATAATGGCTCCTTCTTCCGATGTTGGCTTTTGTTGGTACTGCGCTTCCCAAGACATCACAGGTAAATTGGCTTGAATTTTTTCTAATTCTTCTTTTTTCCAATATTCTGGCCATATGGGTTTACCACTTGGCATAATTGCTGGAAATTCTATTACTTCCCATTGGTCTGCTTTTGTTTCTGCTTGTTGTTTGATTAAACGACCCGTCAGATCGCGTTCCGACCAACGCGTCATAACAACAACGATAGCCCCTCCAGGTTGTAAACGTTGTCTTGGTCCTGACATATACCATTCAAAGGCATTATCAAAACTTGTATCTGTAATACTTTGCTCTGAATGTGGATCATCAATAATTAATAGATCTGCACCACGCCCGGTAATAGCACCGCCGATACCCGCACCAAAATATTCTCCAGCATGGTTCGTTTCCCATCGTCCTGAAGCTTTTGAATCTGCTCGTAAATGAACATCTTTAAAAATTTTTCTATAATCTGGGTCATCCATTAAGTTTCTCATCTTTCGACCAAAACGATAAGACAGTTCCGCTGTGTGTGTTGCTTGAATTATTTTTGTTTTTGGTTTTTTACCCATTAACCAAGCAGGAAACAGATAAGAAGCAAACTCTGACTTTGTATGTCTGGGCGGCATATTGACAATTAGTCGCTTTAACTTTCCAGCAGCTATCTCCTCAAACTTTTTTGCCATAATGTTATGATGATATCCATCTATAAACTCCGGCCACACCATTTTAACAAAGTGCATAAAACTATTTTCCGCTTTTTTACTATCATCCTGCATAGCAATAGCGAGCATGAGTCTTAATTCTTCGTCGGAATACTTTTGAAATTTATTATTTTCGGTTTCCATTGGGACTCCTAGACACTTTTATACTAAAAAAAGGGGTATACCCTAACAAAATCGTTTTCATATGAAAATTTGGTGGCTGAATATTTAAAACTCGGTCCGTACACGACCGCGTTTTCCGGGTGGGGCTATTTTGAGGTGGTGGGTATTGGCTGATTTCTGCCATTTTTTTCATTTTTCATAGGTACCCTAAGGCTTTTACCGGGACGCGTCCCGTTTTCTGCCAAATTATTACACACAATAATTGTAGTTATCGTAAGTTATCCTGTTTTATGGCAGAATTCCTCGCTTTTCGTGGGACGCGAACCATGAACTTTTTGAAGATATCTACATATAGTAGTCCAACCTTCCCTCGTTGCCGGTTCGTTGACACCGTTTCGTGAGAGATTTAGCGAAAGCCTTCCCTCATACAGAATTACCTTGTCTGGGGGAAGGTGTTTCGCATGATAAACAATAATGTAATTCTTACCACCAGTCTTCTCCCACAGTTTTATATTCATAGCAATTTGATGTGGACTAAGCTTAACTTTGTTACCAGTTGCAACTTTTACCTCCAAGAAAATTGTATCCAATTGTGGGCTAACACCAACGAGATCTGGGAAGCCATGCATAGTTGTTGTTTCAATTCGCAACCACTCAAATAAAGTTATGTTTTTCTTTATTAATTTAACAAAGTTTGACTCTTTCATTTTTAACTTTCTTGTTATTCTTTTTTAAAAAGTTTAGGGTTACACATATGATTAAAGTTTTTTTATTAATAGTGATGATGCATTCACCCACAATGCCTTATGTAAAATACAAAGCACTATTTTATCCTGGGCTCAAGGAGTGCGAAGTCGGTGCTGTTTGGCAAGAAAACATTACTGTTGATAGAGCAATTAAAGATGGATTAACTCCTGTTGTTGTAAAAACAAAATGCATTGAAATGGATATGTTTGTGGCTAATGATGTAAACTCTATTCTTCATGTTCAATAAGCTGCAGTTCATTCTTACTATTTTCTTTTTCTTTTTCTGGCTGATGTTCTATTATATTTTCTTCTCCAACAATTGGAATACCTTTGTTCTGTAATTCATCTAATTTTTTCATTAACTCTTCTCTAGGTAAGTTTTCAATAGCACTTTCCATCCTGATGGTTGGATCATATAAACCACCAGCCTTACCTCTTAACTGTTCAGCATTGATAGAAGCTGCATAATGTTCTTTTTCTTCTGCTCGTTTGCCAAGTTCATCTAATCTAGCCAAGTGTTTATCCATACTAACTGAATACTTATTTTGTTGTTCTTTTTTCATATCATAGATAGCTTCAGCCACTAATGGATATTTATTAGGATCTTGTAATTCGTAAGCAGTTTTTCTTGCAATGGCTTCCGAGTAACCTGCTTTTCTTGCAGACTCCGATGCAGATTGTAATCCCATTAAAGTTTTAGTACAAAACTCATACACAAACCTCAATTGTTTGGGAGTCAACTTCTTTGATTTTCTTCCATCTACTAATATCTTCTTCATAACTACAATATAAACTTTTTATTTAACATTTATTCCTCGTGGCACAAAGAACAAAATCCTTGTTTTCTGCCAATTACTTATTTTACCTTACACTTGTAGTGTAAGCCTTACACTTCTAATTTTCGAGTAGTGTAAGGTGTTTTATGGCTTAAACTAAAGGTTATTTACCTTACCTTACACTTCTTACACTTCTTTTTATAAAAAAAAAAAAATTTTTTTTCAAATCACTCTAAAAGGGATTAGTAGTGTAAGGTAGACACAAAGGACTTCTGCAACATAGATCTACCTATACTTGTTGTCGAATTAATTTATTTTGATTAATATACCTTATTTATGCAGAAGAAATGTACAAGGTGCAATAAGATTAAAGATTTAGAACTGTTTGATCGCAAAAAAGAAAACAAGACTGATGGTAGGAAATCCTGGTGTAAGGAATGTGCATCTAAACATAGTAAGACTGTTTGGTCAGCGTACAAGCGTGACAAGGACCACGAAGCCTTGAGTGCATCTCCTTATAAATTTCTCAAGCATTGGTTAATCAATGTTAAGAAACCAAATAAAAGAGCAAGACATCCCGTTCATCCCTCTTTATCAATCGAAGATCTAATGGATCTCTGGAACACGCAACAAGGAAAGTGTGCCAAGACAGGTATTACAATGACTCATTTAAAAGGTTCCGGCAAAGTAGATACAAATGTCTCTGTAGATCGCATTGATAATAATATTAAAGAGTACAACAAAGACAATATTCAACTCGTGTGTTATCGCTACAATATGATGAAACACGAAATGGATGAACCATCACTCGCTTTTTGGTGTAAAACTATTCTTCAACATGGTTAGCTCTACTCTTAAACTTCTTATTATATGCATAACCATTATCATTTGTGTATTCTTATTCATTTACTTCTCGCCTTATCATACTTTCATTCGTGAATGCATTTATAATGAAACATTTCAATTTGATTTAGGCAAAGAATACTGCACTTGGTTGTACAACGAAATG